ATTCCTATTATGGAGCGCTACCCGTGGTGGAGCTGCGATTCGTCCTCCTGGATTCAGTCTGCTGCCTACGGTACAGTTATCACTCCCGATTACGGTACAATGTCAGTATCGGAAAAGTCACCCAGTAGGCATGACGCTGGGCAGCATGTGTCAACATTGACCACACTAGAGAACGCAAAGGTTCTGGGCATGTTTGCAGATCAGGGGTTTAATTATGAGCGTCTGTCACAGGTGTATGAATCCCGCGCTGCGTACAACCTCTGGGCCTTTGTTGAAATTAATACAACCATGAGCGCCAATAACCCTAACAACTTCAAAGCGGCTCAACAGGAGTTATTTTAATGATTTGTAGAATGAACAGGCGGCAGCGTGAAGCCCTAATTGCCATGGTAGACACTATTGCAAAGAGTAAGGCTCCCGGTGCGGATTTAGGCGACTTACAAGACAGGCTGAACGCTGAGGACGACTTCCACAGGTGCTTTGAAAACGAATCCAGTGAGGACGAGCATAACCATGCTGGATGAACTGAAATTTGTGCGGGGCGCTATAGCCAAGAAAGACCTGCTCCCCTACCTAACACACTTCCGCATTGAGGACGGGGCTGTGCGTAGCTTTAACGGTACGCTAGCACTGTCCACACCCATTGAGCTAGAAATGGATTGCACGCCCAAAGCGGAACCCTTTATTAAAGCGATTCAGAACTGTACCGAAACGGTTTCAATGACAATGACTAAGGCGGGGAGGCTGAGTATTAAGTCAGGTTCTTTTAAAGCCTTCATTGACTGCGTTGAAGAGGAGACCCCGCATGTCGTACCTGAAGGGGATGATTTTGAAATAGACGGTGAAGCGCTACTGGACGCACTTAAGGCGGTCAGCCCCTTTATTGGTAATGATGCTTCCCGTCCATGGTCAAATGGAATCCTGCTAAAGGGTCAAAGCGCCTACGCGACGAACAATTTTGTGGTCGTGGAGTATTGGGTTGGCAGTAGCTTCCCCTTCACTTGCAATATCCCCAAAATCGCTATCCGGGAAATGGTTAGAATTAATGAACCCCCGTTGCGCGCCCAAATGACCAAAGATAGTATTTCGTTTTACTATAGCGGTGACCGTTGGATTAGAACCGCCCTACTGGATATTGACTGGCCTGACATTGCTAAAATACTAGACGCACCCTGTAACCCTACCCCTATAGACGAGCGGCTGTACGAAGCGCTGGACACCGTTAAACCTTTCGTGGATAAGCTTGAGCGGGTTTACATTGGCGACGGCATACTGCGCACTACGCTGATTGAGGGTGAGGGTGCAAGCTATGAGCTCCCAGGCTACCAATATGACGGGGTTTATCAGTTGCCAATGCTGAAACTCCTTCAGGGTGTTGCCCACAAGATAGACTTTACTACTTACCCGAAACCCTGTATTTTTTACGGGGACAAATTACGCGGGGCGATTATTGGGATGATAATGTGAGGGTTGATTCAAAGGGTTTATTCTGGTCTGACACGGATTACAAGACCGAAAAGAAAGAAACGCTACTAGACGAGCAAGAATGGCTCCAGGTGTTTCCGGGCTTCTGGGCAGAGCAATACCGGGTTGAAAACGGTGAGGACGTGCGCACCATTTGCGTGGGCATGGATACCGCGTACCTGATTGCCAAGGCTAATAAAACAGGCGTCAAATGTACACCACCAGACCCAGTGTGGTTAGCGCCGGACTATCTACCCGGACTTGCAGAAGCGCGTGAATTCAATGTTCCCCTGCTAAGTGATGCGGAACTGATTGAACTTTCATATGAGCTCTACATTAAAGGTTCCCGCCATAAGTTTATTTATGACATTGAGTGCTACGGTAACTATTTTCTAATTGCATTCATTTCCATAGACCTGGGCAAAGTGTTCTACATGGAGCTCAGTGCAGAGGCTATGCTGGACTGCCCGAAGCTCAAATGGGTATTTGAAACCTTTTGCCTCATTGGGTTTAATAGCAACGGCTATGACATTTGGATCGCCTCTATGGCGGCGCATGGTTGCTCAACTGCCGCAATGAAATCTACCACAACCGCAATCATTGAGCATGGGGAAAGGGGTTGGCACCTGCTTAGGCGGAACAAGGTAAAGAAACTCAAGGGTGACCACATTGACCTCATTGAAGTTGCACCTCTGTTCGCTAGCTTGAAAATATATGGCGGTCGTATGCACACCGCTAGGATGCAAGACCTACCCTTCCAACCCGATACCGTTTTAAGCGAACCGCAAAGAGCGATCATTCGTTGGTATTGTGTAAACGACCTTCGCAATACCCTGGAGCTCAATAACAAGCTGCTCAAAGAGCTTGCACTGCGCGAGAAGATGGGTAAGGAGTACGGGGTTGACCTGCGTTCCAAATCCGATGCACAGATCGCTGAGGTTGTTATTGGGGATGAGATTGCAAGGCTCAACCACTGCAGACCCCATAAACCCAAAATTGACCCCGGAACGACTTATTACTATAAGCCTCCCGCGTTTGTTCAGTTTGCTACCCCGCTCATGCAGGGGGTACTGAATAAGGTAGCAGCCGCCCCGTTTATCGTTTCTGAGTTTGGTAATATCGGTTTGCCCGAACAGCTCAAAGCGCTGTCAATTACGATGAATCAAAGCACCTATAAAATGGGCATCGGCGGTCTACACAGCACCGAGAAAAGTATTTCGCACTATAGCACTAAAGACATAATGCTGAAGGACGTGGACGTGACGTCCTATTACCCCTATATTATTCTGCTCCTTGAGCTGTACCCGCACCACCTGGGCCCTAACTTTCTTATCGTTTACCGGGAGATAGTAGAGCGCCGGGTAGCAGCGAAGCAGCAAGGAGACAAGTCGACAGCCGATACCCTGAAGATTGTGGTCAACGGTTCATTCGGAAAGCTGGGCAGTATGCACTCAATTCTATACGCCCCCGATCTTTTAATTCAGGTGACTATTACAGGTCAGCTTTCCCTGCTCATGCTAATTGAGCGCCTGGAGCTTGCGGGGATACCTGTAGTCAGTGCAAACACAGACGGAATTGTTATTAAGACCCCTCGGAAGCAGGGGGGGCTGACCGATGGTATAATTGCACAATGGGAGCTGGATACCGGGTTCAATATGGAGGAGACTTTATATAAAAGCCTATTCAGCAGGGACGTGAATAATTACCTTGCGGTCACTGACCCGAGCACCTGGAAAGAGACTGACAGCCTGGATGACCGAATTAAAAGCAAGGGGATCTTTGCTACCCCAGGCCTGTCCAAAAACCCACAGAATGAAATATGTATCATCGCCATCAAGGAGTTATTAATTAACAACCAACCTATTGAACAAACAATCCGGAACTGTGCGGATATTACAAAGTTTCTAAATGTCCGGACGGTGAAAGGTGGTGCAGTTAAGTTATATGAACCGGGCGCACCAGGGCTCTTTTTAGGGAAAGCGATTAGATGGTACTACGCGGTGAATGCCCCCGGTCAAATAGTGTACGCCACATCTGGTAAGAAGGTTCCCAAGTCTGACGGAGCACAACCGCTCATGGACTTACCTGCTACCTTCCCCACCGATATCGATTATTCGTGGTATGAGAAGGAAGCGCTCAAAATAATGAAAAAGATGGACTACTGGGAGCCTACCTAGCCCCACGCAACGAACCCAACAGGTACAGTGTATGCTTGCCCGACAGAAAATAGACCAGATACCTCGGAACCATAGCCAACGTCCACATAGGGTATTATCTGACCGGACCCTGTCAATGTTTTGTATGGGGTAGTGCCTAGCTCTGGATCACCACCACCCGCCCAAGCCTCACTATTCTTCCTAATCCAAACATCCCTAGTCGCCATATCCACAGCTACGCAAACGTGAGAACCTGCGGTGATTCCACCAATGTTCCCACTTCCACTGTGGTTAGTTGCTGCAGTATCTTGTAGTGCCGCGTTAGACCACGTAGGGGATAAACTACCTGTTAGACTAATATCGATTACGCCAACTTGCGGGAGGCTCAAAGCGGTTCCAATAGTGTATATGTAAACCTCAAAGTAGTACTTCCCAGATACAAGAACGTACTCATTTCTAGCTGCGTGCGACTGCCCAATAGGTGCGGTAGGCATTCCTTTAACCCTTGATTTAGCGGTACCCGGATACATAACCCGCAAGCCAGACTTAGTAGCATAAAACTCAGAGGCCTCTACCTCAGAATAATAAAATTTACTGATCGACGTGTCTGGTGACACCAGACCTGTTGTGGAGTCTTTAGTGTAAGCCCGCATCTCTATGTTACCAGAGTGCCCATTGAGGTACAGGTACGTAGAGGTCACTGTAGTATAGTTGTCTGGGTGTTGCAGGATTAACTCAGAGGCATCCGAGTCCCAGACTTCTAAAGTTATGGATTCATCAACACCCAGTGTCTGATCTAGAGAGTTCCACCAGTCGAATACGTAAGTACTAACGGCAACTTCAAAGTTTCTAGTCACCCAGTCCACTTGTATAGATCCTGATTTAGTCCCTGTTGGGTAAGGAGCACCAGAAACACCAAATCTGGCTGGCGCCTGCGGGGCATTGATACTTTCATGCCCGTTTGCAGTAGGTGTCGCCGGTACTAGAGCCTCCCCCAACTCCGTGGAGTCAATCAGGTTATAAGATATGTTATTGAAATCAGCCGTTAGTAGAGCCTCAGTTATTGCTAAGTCCTCAAGCTCGTAAACAAGGTCGCCTGCGTCCAGTTGTAGGGGCTGGGGGCCGTACAAGCCCCTGTGGCAGTTAGTTAGAGTAGTTACTCCTGTTACCGTGTTAAGGGTTGCAGTTTCGTACGCTACGAACTCAACACCAACACCCACCTTATGAAAAATAAGTATGTTCTCGTAGGTGCTGGCGACCTCGGAACCAGCCAGCACGGAGTTATATAACGCACCAGAAATATCTATTAAAGTGTCCTGATCCCCTGTTGTGGCCGTTAAAGTTTTTGGGTTTGCAAATGAATTCAAAGAGCCTCTAATGAACCCAGACAGATTGACTTCGATATAAAAGCCCAAAGACCCAGAGACCGGGTCTTCAGCGAGAACACCGAAAGCTGGTTTCTCATACCCGGCGATACCAGAAGAATATAGGTGTCTAGGGATCACTACTTCTTGATAGGCTGTAATTACGGCGGGGGCCACGTCTTGATATTCGATGCCTGTATCTGGTATATCAAACACAGCCCCCCCAGAAACAAACACCTCCTCAATGAACTCAACAACCACGGTACCATCTTCAAGGCTTTGCTTTTTATGCTCAAGGATACGAACAGGCATCGACACAATGCCCTCAAGCTCTGAACTCAGTATAAAAGTGTCACCCCTAGACCAGTCCCATGCAACCTTGTTCAAGACAACCCTCCCAGACCTACGAGATTTGGATTCCTTCCGAGTCTCTCTAGTAAGTAGCATACTGGCAACAGCAGCACTACCCGCCCCAAGGAACTCCACATCTTTCTGGATATCGTGCCCTGCAGCCATGCGGGACGCAATGTTGGACTCTGTTATTTTCTTTTCTTTGTACCGGGTTGGGCCGTCTAAGTATGTCAAAGAAATCTTATTGGGGACGCTAGATACGCTGTTTGCAGCAAGGGTGCTATCCACAATATTGGAATCCGTGACTGTTGGGATGCCTACGTAGTCATCGCGTAAAAGTTTGTATGCGACGAACCCTGTCAAAGGATCTCGGTATCTAACGCCATCAATCAGACTCAGAATCTCAGCCTCTATCTCAGATGCGCTTTCTGTGTACCAAGTTCTACGGATGCCCAAACCCTCGTTGTACAGGGTAGTTCCCATTGCAATGATGCTCGCAGTGTCAACCTGTGCGGGTGAACTGGTGCCATACTCAGAATTTTTCAGGATCTCATATAGTACGTAGGCGGGGTTAGCCGCTTCTGAACCTGCAGCCCCAATCACGGAATTACCTTGGTTCAACGGGTTCGGAAAGAACCCGTATTCAAAAGATACAGGCCTATAGTTGGGGGCGTTGCCCCAATAGAACCCCAGGGCTGCAGCTTCAAATTTAACTCTGGACAACATAGGGTATCCAGGCTGATCTCTGCCTGTTTTGGCCTCC